ATATTTGGTGCTGGCTGTTAAGTCCCAGATCTGGACGAAGTCTTTGTCGTCTGCTTTCCGAATACCTCGTCCAATTGATTGTATAACTCTTGTAAAGCTCTTTCCGGATTCCAACATAACCAGATTAAAAATACGAGGGATATTAATACCCACAGCGGCCACACCGTAAGTCGCCACAATGATCTTATTAGTACTCGTTTTAATTTCGTCATATTCTTCTTTACGATCTTTTGTTTTTACTTCACCTGATATGAAAACAGAATCTTCTATGCTACTAGTTATTATACGTCCTGATTCTATTCTGTCAACCAATACCAGTGTATTTCCACTATCAGATATACCTTTTATTAGTTTACTAATCCATTCCATCCTAGTAGTATCTGTCACTAGGTATTTTAATTCTTCAGGATAACTGCCAAACTCTTTCCATTCAGAAGTTTGTATCACGTTAACATGACACTCACTAAGAACACCTTTTTCTTGTAATTCAGATGCGCTAACTCGATGTATAACATCACCTAATCCGACACGTATGTTTTGAAAATCTATATCATCTTTAGGAACAGTACCTGTGAGTCCCCAGCGTATAGGAGTATTGGCTAGATTGTTTGTAAGGAGTTTTTTCAACACTTCTGCCTTGGCCATATGAACTTCGTCGACCATGACTGTCTTAACTCCAGCTAATAATTCTGCTAAAGTTAATACCTCGCCTTGTTCAAAATCTTTGGATTTTTTGTCTAAAATATTAAGACTTTGCCAAGTACAAATAGTATGCGTTTTGTCGAGATTTTTTCTATCACCGTAGTACACACCAACGTCAAGTTGACAGTTAAGGAAGTCTTCCTCGGTCTGTTCTACAAGACTTTTATTTGGAACGATGGTTACAGTCCGACCGTATTTTTCACAAATTTTGGCCAAAGTTGCGGTGGTAATAGTCTTACCAAATCCGGTGGCAATTTCTTGTATACATTGGGGATTCTCGAGGAATTTGTTAACAACTTCCACCTGGTCATCACGTAGTCTAATTTTCTCTCCGGCAAATCGATGTCCATCTGGCCAGGTTTGGTCACCCCAAAAATCATCGGAAATTTTGGTGAAATTTAGTGGTACAGAATCACGTAGATCATCCAACAATGGATCATACCCCTGACGTAATAATTCGTCTATGACCTCAGGAAGTATGCTCATGTATGTAGTTCCGCCAAGCCCAAAGAAGCTAGTACATCCATCCCACCTACCTAGCTTGTAAGCCGGAAGATACCTGGCTTTTTGGTCAAAATATTTGAATTTTTTAACCAAAGATTTGCGTGTGTCGAGATCTAAATTTTCTATCTTGACATTGACTTCATCCTTGATAACGATCCTACATGACTTCAAAATATGTATCTTTCTTTGAGTTTCTTTGTGGTGTAATTAATCACAAAATGGTGATTTTTTAGGAGATTTTTCAGGGTATAATGAACTGTTGTACTGCCAAGATTAACTATAGCATCTATAGTGGTAGAAGTCTTTAACAATGGTTTGGGAACTTTGGTACTTATGAAAAATATCTTAATTTTTTCATCAATGGGATTATTCAATTTGTTATCTTTTACGTAGTCATTACAGATTTTTCCACTATTTCCGTCTAATCTGAAGAGAACCGAAATTTGATCATTTGTTATACCCAATCTTTGAAGAAATCGATGGGACATCGTTAACATATTATATTCATCTCCGCCCGGAATGACAAATACTGTATTTCCTATGTAATCAATAGTATCAGATAATTCATCAATTTTTACATTTTCAGGGTCTATGACTATTTCTCCATCAATCTTTTTAGATAATAGCTTTTTTGTATAAGAGTTTATCGTGACATCATTCAATGCCTGATCAATATTTTCATCCCAGGTGTTAATACCATATTTTCTAGCATAAAATAAAACTTCTAAAAGATCAGAACTTTGTGGTTGAGGTATATTTTTGTGTGTATTGGCAAATTTGAAATTTTTTCCATCAAAAATCACCATAGGAACATAATCTTCCATATGTTTTTTTACGTTTTCTATTTCTTTAGAAAATTTCACTAACTCGGTATCAAATACAAACCCTTCAGCGGCTAATTTTAAATTTAACCAATCAATGTGTTCTTCTCGAAGATGGAAATCCCAGGTACGAGACTGTGTATTCCAAAAAATATCCTCAGAATTTACCTGTCGAGGAAAGCTTGCTCTCTTTGTACTAACTTCTCTTTTATAATTCTTGATGTCATTCACTAATTTTTCATCATAGGGGAAACTAACACGAATCAATGATCGTTTATTTTCTTGATCTTTAAATAATTTCACCGTTTTCGAATGATTGATCAATCTAGGAGGTAATCTAAATTGAGGATTTTCCAAAAATAGCTCAACTGGCTTAGATAGTAGATTTGATATTTCTTGCGAATGCTTTTTTAATATTCTTACCGCAAGAATCTGTTGTTTTTCAGTCAACCCAAGGCCAGATGATATCTGTGAGTCAAAACTTGACAGCAGTGTATCATCATACGCACTAAGAAAGTTGGCTCTAGCGTTACCTAGGCTCCCAAATCCTACCAAATTATCGATAATGTCTTCAATGTACATGATTTTAAATTAGAGAACGATATCTTCCATACCGGCTGTTCGAAGTTTGATAATATTACTCAATTGCCATTGCTTGATATCTAAGGACTTGATTATTCCTAACCATTGATTTCGTAAGAGAGCAAATTCGTTGATGATTTTTTCCATATCTACAACATCGGGTTCACCTTCGGCGAACTTTTCGCAGTCTCTACTACTCAAAGCACGTTGATAGTTTTCAAGATATTTTCTAAACACCTTTGAACGTGTACGTCTGAGCTCAATGTTGAGATATTCTAATATAGCCTCAATTTCTTGTAACTGATTGAATCGTTGCTCAACTATACCGGGGAGGATAGAAGAAGCTTTTTCTATGTTTCCATAGATTTTAATTTCTTTTTTAGCTTCTTCTAACTCTTGGTAGAACCAATCGATACACGAAGGGAGATGCGATATGTCTTGACTAACTTTGGCATACCATCGTGCCATTGTTACTCCTCGTCTTCGTCGTAGTACTCATCTTCATCTTCATCGTAGTCATATCCACCCTCGTCTAATGCTGTTTTGATAGCATCGTCGAGATGTGAATCATAACCTGACAACCCTTCTATGATCGAAGTTTCAACATCTTTACCTAAAAGGAAATCGATGTATTGTGTTGCTGCCATTTCCTTGTTTTTTTCCGGAATATATTCTTTGAATGTATCCCATATTTCCATAATTAATGACTCTTCCATTTTATTCTTCCTCTGTTTCTACTGCCTCTACTGGCACGTTACTTTCTACCCATTCGGCCATAATTGTAGTTAGTCCGTCTTTGTCATTACCGTTCCATGCCTTGCGGAATTGCTTGATGATCTCGCCATCTTTAGTTGTGTAAACAAGACTGTTGCCTTCTTTCTTCAACTTGCCTTTGGCTTCAAACAAATCAACTAAACCACTGAATGGGCTCATACCAGTTGAGTACGGAATCTCAACTTGTACTGACTCAAAAGGTTTAGCATAGCGTGTTTTCATGATCTTACAGGCTGAACGAATACCGTTTACGGTGGTAGTTTTGTTACCATCTTCATCAGTTTTCAGTTTCAACTTTCGCATAGCAACTACAATAGAACTAGCGTAGATGAAGCCTTGACCACCTGAGATTTTGTCATCTGGATCAAACATATCCTGACTAGCGTAGGTGTGATTTGTACAAACCATACCAACATTCCATGAACCAAACATGTTTACGCAGTTACGAACAAGACTGGTAAGTGCTTTAGGTTTACGGCCCATGTCACCTTTCATCTCGCCTGCTTCAAACTGGTTAACGTCTGTAGGAGTCAATAACATACCCAAACTATCAATCACAAACAACACCTTGGGACGAGTTTCCTCTGGCATTACTTTGTACTCTTTCATGAATTCGGAGATGGTTTTAGCCACATCGTCAATCATAGCCATATTGAGTTTAAGTAGTTTTTCATCACTGGTATCAACACCAAGATCGATCAGCCATTTCTCGTCAAGAGCGTTTTCGCTATCAACTAGGATAACAAATATCCCTTGTTCTTGTGCGTGTCGGATGATATTGCCAGAGCAGATATAACTCTTACCAGCACCGCTTTCGCCAGCAAAAACTGTTACCTTTCCCAAAGGGACTCCCCTAAAGAAGTCCCCCGAGATAAGATAGTTTAGGGCGTAATTACCAGTTGAAATCCAATCGGTTGGGTCGTTAAACCCTATTCCTAATCCATCAATAGATTTAGTGATAGACTTACGGAACTTCGAAATATCGAAGGCTTTTCCCATAGTCTAACTCCTTATTCTGCTTTTTGGCGGTTACGGATCATCGCAAGGATGTCCTGTGCTCGGCTTCCGTTATCACCGGTGTCTGCTTTTGGTGCTTCTACTTTGACTGTCTTAACTACTGGCGCTTCATCCTCGTCGGTATCATCTGGTACCACGGGTTTTGCGGTAGGTGCTTTAGCAGTTGTACCTGCTTCAGCGTTACTGTTGTAGCCTGCTGGTTTGAAGTATTGTCCCCACTTGTCCATGTCAAATGCTTCGCCATCAACTGACGCTTCAAACATTTCTTTCATAACTTTAAGTTCAACGTCGCCGGGCTTCTTAGGTAAGAAGTCCTTGAGATTAAACACACCGTACTGCTTGATTGCCGCATTTTCATCTTCGGCTAGAGCACGTTCACGACGAGCCCAATTTGAAGTAGAATAGTCTGCGTAACCGCCTTTACTGGTCTTGGTGATTTTGAAATCAGTGCCGCGAACATAATCAGTTGGCAATTCTTCCATATCTGGGTCAAGCAATGCTGCCTTGATGATATTAAAGATCTGGCTACCGATGATGAATCTACGGATTGGATTCTCTGGAGTCTTTCCATCTTCTTTGTAACTGCTATCAACCACGAAGCCTTGGAACAAATAACTACGCTTCTTCCAATACTTACGACCCATTTCCTCAAGGCCCTTGTCTTTGAACCAAGGACGAACCTCAGTAAGAATTGGACATGTCTCGCCCCACATTTCCATACAAGGAACTTGTACAGTAACGGGTTTAGAATTAGTTTCACCTTTTACGCCAGCGAATGGCAATTTGATCATTGCTCGTTCGACCCAGAAAAAAGTGTTGTTTGGATCAGCGTCAGGTAAGAAACGAACAGTAGCTGTTTGTCCTTCTTGAATGTTCCAATGGGGGTAAATTGCGTTGTCTCCACCGCTTGCGCCGCCGGTGTTTTGTTGAGATGCTTGTTGAAGTTTTGCGCGAATTTCTGCTAAAGTTGCCATAATGATTTTTCCTTATAAATGTTTTATGTGCCGCTTTCTTAAAGCCAACTGACTAAAAGAAAAACTGTGCATAGCGTTAACTATACACAGTTTTATTTATCATCGCAACCT